CTTGGCCGACGCCGTTCTAGTCAGCTCGATATACTTCTCCAAGAAGTGGGCGGCCTTGAGTAAGTCCTCAAGGCCGTTTTTATGCCTCCATCGCGCCACGTACTTGGTAATCTGCCCCTGGAAGTAGTCCAAATCGTTCGACGCCACCCAATCCCAGTGCTGAATCGGGTTCTTGTAGTGCTCCCCGCCGATCTGCTTAGCGTTAGCGCCCTCATCTCGCGGCTCAAGTAATTTGAGCAACTCTTTATCGGTAAGGTGTTCCTTCTGACCGTAGTACTGGCACGACTCGTCGTGCTTGGGCTTCAGATTACCGCAGCAGCCCCAGTGTTTGATTGTCATTTCTCCATCCTCCTAGTGATCCATAGACGGCAACCTTCTTGCCAGTCCTCGTCGTAGATGTGACCTATGTGGTGAAGAGCCAGATCATCGTCCCCATCCTTGTGAGCCAGCCAGGCCAGAAGTATAGGCTCAGCATTATCGCGGATAATGCGACAAGTATAATGCTCATCGGTATCGAGACCCTGATCAACAAATCGTTGAGCCTCATGATCCAGTAGAGTGTCGGGCGAGAAGTTCCACCGGGCAATGGCCGGTCTGCTTCCGTACCACCTACTCGGGGTGTGGGAGTATTTTTCTTCCCATCCTTCGTAGACATGAAGGTTGTTCGTGAATTGGTGGTATGTACCCACCGGGAGGCCGGTCGCATTGGCGATATACTCCTGAAGAATTGACATGTGAACGATATTGGCCCCCAACATTCCCCAGACTAGATCGTTCGACCTGTTACATACGGTCATATCTAGCTTTCCATTTACTACTCTGAAGTATATGTGAGTATTGCAGGGAGTATCCTTGCTATCGTATTCAAGGTCGTGTTGGGGATCCCACATGGAGAGTACAGCCCTACGGGTAGTGGGGTCTTTCTTGAGCATATAGATGATTTGCTCTAGCTGATCATAGTCCCAGTAGTACCGCCAACGAAACCCGTAAGCTCCGCTCAGCGTTATCCCGTCGTCGCTGTACTCGCGTATCTGCTTAGCGAAGCTGGCGGGAAAGTCTACATTGTTACTCCCCGACAACATCCAGATCGCCTCCATATAGTGGAAGAATGGGTTGGCGTCACGAACGGGGTCGAACAAGACACGCCGGTACGGCATGACGTGGGAGACAATTACCGGCGCTTGGTAGACTAGGGCAGGCCCGTTCCTTGTCTCCTCCCATTCGCAGTATTCCATCTTATTGATTTGCATATCGGTGTATGCTTCGTTGACGTCCGAGAATGTCAGCGTTAGGGGATTCATCGTACCTCCAAAATCACAGACTTCACTCCGCGAGTGATCAGAGCCAGCTCTTTGCCGCGCTCCAGATCCCATATCTGTACCACTTTCTTCCCGCCCATCGCTAGCAGGATAGCTCGGTACACCGCCCGCTCCGGTATCTTGTACCGATAGTGATTGTTGATCGGCTTACTTCCCCCGTTGTAGAGGGTGATACTTTTCTTTCCACTCATGACTAGGCTCCTTGATAACCTGATCGGGGCTTGCCTTGACCGAGCTTGACCCGCATATACTTGTCAAACTCGCAGAGGCAGTTCTGTACATCCTGAAGGCAAAGGTGTTCTAACTTGGCCGTCACCCTTATTGCCCTCATCTCTTTGAGCCCTTGATCCTGCCCGACGGGGAAGGTCAAAGGACGGCCATGTATTCGATTGAGGCCGCGGGCACTTCCCGGCCCCACCGCCGCCCAGGTATACCAGTCGTCGGCTCCTGCTAAAATGTTCGTGTGCTTTAGATCAGCTATAACCTGTCCAGCTATGAACGGCCCCACGCAAGGGTACTTCATGCCGATAATCGACTCCCACGACTTCTGGATGCTGGCCTCGGGGAGCATAGGCGGATGGCGGAAGTAGCTTTCAGCGTTACCGATTACCCAAGCATTCTTTCTGACTCCAGTCGGCCCCGCCGTGATCATGTAGGCCCCTGTATACACCTTTTTCCCCGCTGCCTGGATCTCGTCCATGATAGCAAGGTATCGGTCTGGATCCCAAACTACAGGAAACTCTAGGGCTTCGAGCGTCAGAGGCCAGTTAATCGTGCGGGCAAAGATCATGGCGGGGACGAAGTTGGGGTGATCCCAATAACGCTCGTGCCGCCAATTGACCCTCATCCACTTAGTGACTCGGTCATCTTCTCGTCGCACGTTACAGAACTTGTACGACTGGAGAATGGGGTCATAGGTCCACGGCTTGCGAACGTGGGCATCCTTGAGCTCTCGGATATGGTCCCGTTCCCGCACCCAATATTGTAGCAGTTCGATCTGTTCAGCGAGCATCGTGGTACCTATACAGGTTAAGTATCTCTTCTGTAGCGTTAAGGTGCGAGATAGTCTGGGTCGAGCGGTGGAACTCCGTCTCCAGTCGGTACTTCAGTCGGCTAATTTTAGCCACACGTCCCACCGTATTTGCGGGGTTGAGGGGCTTGGTATTTCCTTTGGCCAGTCGTCGAGCCTGTACCCTAGCCAGACAAACGTCGATAGGGGTGTCAAGGAAGGCAAAGATGTGTCGGTCACCGAACTGTTCTGACACTTTGCCGATGCGACCATAGTATTCTGAGCCGAGGAGTCCTTCATAGAAGACATGGCCGAGGTTCCCGTAGTGTTCAAGAAGTCGAATGTGGTCGTCGACATTTGAGAGGCTGTCCAGACCGCCGCAGGTGGCCGTGTACGGCCCCAGTATGAAGAGCGGGTACTTGTACAACCACCTGACCTCGTAGGCCTCAGGCTTACGGGAGGCAGGGTTGAGGATCGTCCTGACCAGGTCAGCATTCTTCATAAGCTCCCGAGCAACCGTCGTTTTGCCGCTACCGCTGGTGCCGTGTAGTTTTATGATGCAGTTCATTTCTACTCCTTAGTGATTATCTTCAGAGCCTCGACCTCCCTGGACTCATCGCGCAGAGGTTGGGTCTTTTGCTCCTTGATAGCGTTGAGAAACGCGGACTGCGTAGCGTCCTTCTGATACAACGTCTTGGCTACTGTTCGGTCGAGGGTCTTGTCCGCGAGAATACGGTGAACGAAAACACGGTTACTAGGTTGCCCCTGACGCCAGACCCTCTTGTAGAATTGATGGTACAGATCCAGGTCCCAAGTGAGCCCATAGAACGCGACATGATGACACGCTTCTTGAAGGTTAAGACCATGTCCAGCGGAGGCGGGGTGTGCGAGAAGGACAGGAATGTCTCCACGGTTAAACGCATCGATGGTGGTGTCGAGCTTCGTGCCAGACATACCTGTAAGACACGGGGCATCTGGAAACGCACGTTGTATCCTCGTGAGGTCATGTTGAAACTCGTATCCCACGAATACCGGATTTCCTTGAAGTTGCTCAACCAAGTCCACGAGAGCCGCCGTCTTGGCATCGTGGATATGATGTGCGAAGTGCGTCTCATCGTATACACCTCCGTTGGCTACTTGCCTGCACTTACTGCCTACTGCCGCAGCGTTAGTACTCAGGATAGTGCTGTCCCCCACTTGCACCAGGAAGTCGTCCTCAAAGCCCTTGTAGATACTACGAGCCTCTGGGGGCAACTCTATGGGGATGTCATTGAAGATCAGCTCAGGCATGTCGAGGTGATCTTCGGCAGCTAGTCGCATTACTGAGGGCTTGATGCTCTCTTGGATGTCTTCCGCCGCACCTTCCCGTAGCCGCCACTCGTACCCGCCGAATCCTGCCGAGTAGAAGTACATAGCCCGATGGTGTGTAATAAATTTACCCAGAGTGGCGCCTTGGTCGCAGACGTACATCTGACCGAAAAGATCCATATAACCATTTGGAGCAGGCTCCCCCGTTAGGATCATACGTCGTCTGAACTTACCCAGGAAGGGTTTGAGCAGCTTGAACCTGGCCGTCGAGTAATCCTTGAACTTCGTAGACTCATCTATGACTAGCATGTCCACGCCGGTCTTTCTGATCCCGTCGTTCGCCATGAACCACTTCAGCCCCTCGGGGTTGATTAGGTAGATGTCGCATTTCAGGTTCAGATTGTCGTCCTTCAGCTCTCCGTGTAGAATCGTATAGCTGAGGTGGTTGAAGTCGTCCCACTTCTTAATCTCATCCGGCCATACTTTGTACATCGGCCTAATGGGGGCGATGATCAAGACGGGGCCAGTTGAACAGGTCTGACGGAGATGGGTGATCGCCGCCAGCGTTGTAGATGTCTTCCCCATACCTGGGTCGAGGAAGATGCCGCAATGCGGAGTACGCATTGAAAACTTCAGCGCCTCAATCTGGTAGGGCTTGGGGGTCCACTTCATACAAGTTCCAACGGAAACCGATTCTGAGCTACTTGCTTAGG